TCTAAACATTCTTTTGCCGCACTTGTTGCGTGTCCTACTTTTCCTATTATAGCAGTAGTATTTGTAATGCCTGTTACTACAGCAGAAGTAGTTGTTCCTATAAATGTACTAGTAACATTACTCCACATATATGTAATTGAACTAGGTATATCAGTAGCCGATGCCTCATAATACGTATAAGACCCACCACCATTATTAATGATATGAAAAATATATCCTAAACTTGGGCCTATATCTCTTAATGCATAAACAGTAGTACTTGTAAAACTTCTAACAGGTCTTATATATGTTCCAGTAGTAGTTTTAGATAATGATGTTGGGAAATTTACTGCAAAAAATATTGCTCTATAATCAGTAGAAGTATCTTCAGTAGAAGAAACATAATACCAAGATTGTAAATTTCCTACACTATATACATAAAGATTATCTCGTATTAATTGTAATTCATCTAATGAAGGCAAATGCCAATCATTAACAATTTCATAATATGTAGCATACCAGTTATATAAAACTCCATAATTTTCTGATTTTAATGAAGGCTCATTAAGAGTTAATGAACTAATACTTTGGGTATTTATTCCTTCAGGATTAAATATTGAAACATCGGTATATGATATAGTTGCTTCCGAAGCACTTAAAACGTGAGATCCATTTTCTAATATATATGAATAAGATAGTGTAATATCATTATTATCATATAAATAACCGCCATTAGTTATTTTTGCAGATATAGCTGTTCCACTTGCATCAACTATTATAAATCCTTCTGCATTTTTACCTGTAAGTGATTCAAACGTAAGAGGTATTAATGGATTAGGTGTCCAATTTAAAGGGCTTCCTGATTTATTATATATTTTCCAATTTGCTATATTCATATTATGAAATGTTCATTGAATTTTTATCATGTGCAATACTAAACCATTTTTTTATTACTTTAGTATGTTCAATTAAAAAATTTAGCATTCCTTCTAATGTTGTATACAAGGGTTCTTGTAATGGATTAGCCCATAATTCTGGAGATGTACCCTTTTTTAATAATTGACCAGAATAGTTAAATCCTAAATTAAGAAAAACATCGTTAAAATGTTTTGCGTCAAAAAAATATGAAGGTCTTACTGTATATCGTTTTCTTCTTTTGCTTGTATCTTCCATGATTAAAGATTATTTAAAATTGCTAAATTATTTTCCGAATTAATATTTTTCGTTGTATATCCTCTTACTTGAATATTTACAGTTGACAATTTACTTTTAACTAAACTATCTTCATAATATGTTCCTTGAGCATTTTCAAAATTTCCTCTAATTAACGGATAAACATCTTTAACTGGAACATCATTTCCAAATGCATCCTTAATAGATCTTTCAAGAATTATGTCACCATAATCATCAATTCCATAATGTGTTTTATAAATATTTAAATTATCTTTTGATGCATCAAACCAAACATTTACAGAATCAACACCATCAACTCCTTCAATAACTTTTATTAAATCTGAAACAGGAATTCTATCTCTACGAGTATTTTTTAGAAAATATTCTGAGGTTTGGGAAATGATATCTTGGCGAACTGTATCATATATAGTGCCTTCCCATAATATTAATGACATATTTAATGAAAATTTTGGAAACTGTAAATCCAATATAGCATTATCTACAGTTAAAATTCTTTGACCACTTTGTTCTATTAAATCTAATATAGATAATTTTTCACTTTCTGTTAATTTAAACGCAGATAATGCGCATGTATAATAGTTATCATTTGTTGATATCCTTTTAGCAACATCAGGAACTAAAAATAAATAAACCGTGTTATCATCTTTTTTCTGATTTTCTAATGCTGCTTGATAATAATAAAGTTGTTGTTCGGCATTATCTAATAATGTTTTTTCTGTCAATGCATATGTAGAATTAACACCATATTTTGCACATAAACTTCTATATTGAATTAATAAATCTTCATGTGTTGATTTTGCTTGATTATATTTGTCGATAACATATTTATCTTCAAATGTTGAAAATCCTGGAATAGCATCTATAATTGTAAATATATTTAATTTACGTAAAAAATAAATGTAATTATTTTCATTCGCAAGAACAAAACTTCTTGACATATTTGGAGCTAATAATCTAGTTAAATAAAGAGGTTCCTCTGACGCACCAAACATAATCTCATTTTTAGGAGTAGCATTAATATACTTATTTAAATCAATCGTTTCTCCATTAAGTAAATAGCCACTTGAAGTAAATTTCCAAGTACCTATTATATTTGTAGACATTGCATTAAGATTTCCGGCAGCACCATCAGTAATTAAATATTCAACTAAAATTGTAGATCCAAGAGGAGGAACTGCGCCATTATATCCATTACCAAAAAATATATCAATACCACCAGTTTCACCTGTTTTAACCATTGCTGCTTGTTGATCAAGTGTCATATCTAAAATAGAATCAATTACTTTCCATTTAATACCATTGACATAAATATTTACATAATAATTATCAATTGATGCTCCTTTTTTATTTTGAAAATTAAATGATTGAAGCGCATCACCTGTGCCTGTTGCTTGTTGATATTCTAATTTTCCTTGAATTATATTAACTTCAACACTATTAGTAATACTTGTTAAATCATAAAGGAGTTCTTCACCAGGAAGAGTTACAGTATATGTTAATCCATTTTGACTATTATTTACTGTAGTATAATTTGGTATTGTAATTATTTTTGTACCAATTGGTAATTTTGTTCCATTATAAGTTAATGTTAAGATTCCTCTTGCACCCATTGCTCTTGAAGGATTATGTCCTGTTAAAGAAGCCAATCCTTTAATACTCTGAGGACGTGTTGCTGTTTTAATATTTAATTCAGTAACTGAATCTTCATTATAGAATAAAATCATACGTCCATAGTGAAGAATTACTTGAAGCAATTGTCCCATTGGTGATGCTAACGTAAAATATTTTCCTAAATCACCATATGCATTTTTAATAAAAGTTAATGCATCTTGGTACAATTCTGAAAAACGTATTCTTGAAGTATTAAAAATTTCCATATTTTAATATTTTATTTTTTTATTATTAAAATGACTCGTCCATCATCGAGTCGTTTTTCTGTGTATTTTTTAGGTCTTAATATAGAATCTATGTGAATCATATAAAGTTCTACAAAATTTATTATACATAATAATAGTTGTTTTATCATCGTATTAAAAATCCTATTGTTCTTTTGTCATCAATAAAAATATCAACAATAGCATAATCATATCCATCAGCTTTTCCAAATGATACCTGAGGTGTTATTTTAAACTCTGATGATTCTGAAATATATTTATCGAATTGCATTTTTATTTTTTCTTCTAAATGTGTCTTATTAATTCTTGTTTCAAAAATTAAATCTTCTATTCCAACTCCAAATGAAAGATCACCAAAAACTTGTCCAGATCTAGTACCCAATATCATTTTTATTTTTGTTATTATTGATTCAATGCTATCTGAATGTTCCATAAATCCATATTGATAATTAGGATCTTCTGGTGAACGTACATATAAATCTTTTATCATGTATTTTTATTTTATATATCTTTTAAAAACAAAAAGGGAGTCGTTGCTCCCTTAATCATTTTTATATAATTTATTCTAATAATTTTGGACCTTCTGGTTCTTCTTTGCTTTCATCCCCAACTGTTGCCATTTGCCACTGTCTTTTAGCTTGATATTTTGGATTTCTAGAACCATATCCATAAGGAACTTCCTTTTTTCCAGCACCTGGGGGTATTAGGTGTCTGATTGCTTTATCTTCTTTACTCATTTCTTCACTTCCTAGGTAATCTTCAAACGAAACAAAATCAGATTTATAATTTTTTTCGTTTGCTGTTTTAACCCAAAGTCCTCTACTTGTATTTTCAAGGTTTCCTTTTTTTTCTATTTTACCACTTTCAATTTTATGAATTATTTCTACTTTCCATTCAGAATCCTTCCAAAGATTCCTATGTAAATTTTTAGATATTTTGTTAATAATATCTTTAAATGTTTTTACATCCGGATAAGTCCAAAAAGATATTATTTTTAATTTTGTAAATATTCTTCCCGGAAATTCATAATATTCACGTTGTTTAGAGGGTGGTAATTGATGGTGTGTACTTCCATTATCACCTAAATAAAATTTTCCATTATAATATCCAAATGGCATAGCTGGTGTTTCATACCATAAATATTCTTCTTCGTTATCTGGTATTGTAATACCATCTGGAGATTCATTTAATAAAGATTCATCTAATTCATCTTCTCCTTCTTCCCAATATCTTAAATTATAATCAAATTGAGGATTTTTTATTTTTAAAGTTTTTAGCATCTTATTAGTTGTTTCACCCATATGTTGAAATGTATCACTTGGAATAAATATATTTTCATCTTTTAATCTATTTAAAAGTAAAAAATGTTTTTGATTATCATAAATACCATTACCATTACCATTAATAATATTATTTTGAATTTCTTCTTCATCTTCATTATAATATTCTGTTTTAATTACACCGGCAGCAATTAATGCATTGCTCATCATGCCATGGTTAAATTATCTATCTCGTGTAGCAACATATAAATTTCCTTTATTATCTGCAATTGCTCTTATGTTACGTTCAAACTTGTTAAATGATTGTGGATTTTTAACAATAGGACATAATTTTCCATTAAAACTTTTAACTTTTGCAACAATAACATTATCATCTTTATCTATATCTATATCTATATCATGTTTTTTTTCAATCATCCCAAATAATCTTTCACGAGTTTGATTTAAATCTTCATTCAACTTTGGATAAAATGGTTCTTCTTTGCTTTCATCCCCAACTGTTGCCATCTGCCACTGTCTTTTAGCTTGATATTTTGGATTTCTAGAACCATAGCCATAAGGAACTTCCTTTTTTCCAGCACCCGGTGGTAGTAAATGTCTGATTGCTAGTTCTGCTTTTGGTCTTGTATATGGTTTATTATAATCATTAATTGAAATAAATTTAGCATCATTTTCTCTTGGATTCCAAGTTCCCCATCCATAATCTGTATTAACATCTGCTTTAAATGATGTGTTAACAGGTATTTCTATTTTCCAACTTTTATTAAATTTTATTTCGGTTTGTTTACTTAAATCTTTTAAAAGTTTAAATAATTCTTGTTTATCTTCCGGAAATTTCCAGAATGTCAAAATTTTATATGATTTAAATAAACGACCTGAACAGGGTCCTCTA